GGATGGGTTTGGTGCAAAGGAGTTTGTCTTTATTGTGATAGAGTCTAACGCCCCACATCAGATAGGTATCTTTAGATGTTCTGATGCTTTTATTGACTCAGGTCGACAAGAATACATTGAGTTGCTAGAGAAGAAAAACAAATATTGTAAATCGGTTGTAGAAGCTAACAACCACATAATACACGATGAACTATGATAACTAATGACGAGAAGTTAAGACACCTCCAGGATGCTTTAGACTTATCCTCTAACTTTTGGAAAGTAACTAAGAAGCAAATTATGGGTTCTAAGCGTAACTTAAAAATTATGAACGCTAGACATTCTGTAAGGTACTACCTAACTAAGGTAGGCGATATTACCTTGAGTGAGATAGGTATGCTGACTAATTGCGATCACGCTACGGTTATAAACAGCAAAAGAAAGTTTAAGGACTATAGCCAAGTAGATAGAGAGTTTCTTAATATGAAAGCTATAATACAAAGTAGTTTAGAGTTTGATAGGAACAAGAGTTTGCAAGACACTATAGCCGATATTATAAATAGCGACTTAGTTATAGAAGAAAAAGTAATCAAAATAATGTCGATATATGAAAGTAGATAGACTAGATGTAGCTCACGAAGAGATAATTGACAACTGCGAAGAGTATGTAATTGTATCTGCTTCAAAAGAAGATGAAGATGGGTACATCACGAGGGCTTATATATCAACGGATGGAGAGCTATTAAAAGAAATAATTATAAATGAGATGAATAATTCAGAAAAATTCTCTACATTTATGCAAGAAGTTATTAACGATTATAACAACCAAAAATTCTATTAAAATGAGTGAATTAAAAATGAATGGTACGATTACTAAGATTAGTGAAGTACAAGAAGGAACAGCTAAATCAGGAAATGCTTGGAAGAAGTTAACCTTTGCGATCCAAACAGAAGGTGAGTACCCTAAAGCGGTGGCGTTTACTGTGTTCGGTGAAGAGAAAGTTGACAACTTTATGAAGTTCAACAAGCAAGGACAAAACGTAGAGGTTAGCTTTAACGCAGAGTCAAGAGAGTACAACGATAGATTTTATACTGACCTCCAAGCGTGGAAAGTGTTTACTATAAAAGGTGATGTAGCCGAATCTGTGCCAGTAGGTGCGGATGATGGTTTCAGCAAAGCATCTGATTTACCATTTTAACAATGGTTGTTTAGGGGGTTGTTAATTCAACCCTCTATTCTTTTTTAACTAGAAACTAAAAAACTAAATGATGATGGCTAAAAGATTTACAGACACAGAGAAATGGAACGAGGATTGGTTCTTAGAGATTAAAAATCCACACAAACTATTTTGGATATACGTTTGCGATAATTGTAATCACGCAGGTATATTTAAGCCTAATAAGAGAATGTTCGAACTTATATTAGGTGCAAGGATCGATATAGATTTATTCCTACAAGAGATTAACAGAGATAAGCAAAGGATATTAGAGCTTGATAATGGTAAGTGGTATCTTACTAAGTTTATTGAGTTTCAATACGGAGGTAAGCTGAACGAGAACAACAGAGTACACAAGTCTATTCTGGAGATACTTAATGCAAACAATATTACTTGGTGTGATAATGAGGTCCCTCTAAAGTTAGAAGAACCTACAACACAAGTTAAAAAGAATAAACCTAGCTCCACCGATGAAGTGATCGCCTACTTTAAGCTAAAAGGTAGCACAAAGAACGAAGGTGAAAAGTTTTACTACTTCTACGAATCTAAAGGTTGGAATGTTGGTAAATCTAAAATGAAAGATTGGAAGATGGCAGCTTCAGGGTGGTTAGCTAGGAAGAACCAAAGTAAACCTGATTCGGACTATATAGGCGGTCAACTTAAAGCGATGAAGGGATAATGGCTTCTTATAGAATTACCTCGAAACAAGAGGTTAACGACTATTGTAAGAAGATATACGCTAAGGGTTATTCTAAGGGACTTACAACAGGAATACCTCCACTAGACCCTCACTACACTTTCCGTAAAGGAGAACTTACTATAATGACTGGGTTTGCTAATATAGGTAAGACAACCTCACAACTTTTTCTTATGATAATGTCAGCCAAGCTATACGGATATAAGTGGCTTATGTATTGTCCTGAGAACGAACCTGTGGGTGACCTTATGATAGATATAGCTGAGATGTATTGTGGTAAGACAGCCGATAAAGACTTTAACGATAGAGTGAATCAAGTCGAGTATATGAACGCTATTAATTGGGCGTACGAACACTTTACGGTGCTTACGTTCGATGAAACTCCAACCGTAGAAGATGTGTTAGGAGCGTTTCAAGACTATATGCAAGTGACTCCTGTCGATGGTGTTTCCTTAGACCCTCTTAACGATTTGAAAGCAGCAGAGAAGCAATCTAAGTACGAATACTACTACGATGCTTTAAGTAACATCAGGAGGTTTATTAAGAAGAACAAAGTTATGTTCTACCTTGTGGTGCATCCAGGAACCGCAGCGAACCGAAGAAGGAACGAAGATGGTACTCGACCTGCCCCGAATATGAGCGATGTAGAGTTTGGTTCTATGTTTGGTAACAGGGCGGATAACTTTATAGTGTTTCATCGTAACCCACAATCGGAACAATGGAATCAAACTGAGGTCCACATACAAAAAGTGAAGTTTCAGAAGTTAGTCGGAGTGCCTACACCCGAAACGAGTCCAATCGCTTTGTATTATAATTATGCGACTCGAAGGTTTAGGTATCTGAACGAGAACGGAAGTCCGTTTGATCCGATAGCTATGGTAGATAATAAAGTAAGAACTAACAACGTATTTTAAGAACTATGAATATTTTACAGAAAATTATTGAGAACAACCCTGAGTCTGAATTTTTAATAGCAGATGGGTACGATGATGCAGTAATAGGTTATTGTTATCAAACAGATAGATTAATATACTCTTACAAAGAATGTATTTCTATAGATTTATGCGAGGTAACAGATACAGATCAAGCCCCTTGCTATTTTGATGTTGTAGAAAACCTTGAATACAATGTTTTAAACGCTTATGTTGGTGAAAACACACCAATTTGGTGTATGGATGAGGACATATAGTTATGGCAGACGAATTAACAATAAAAGCAATTAACCTATTGCGAGAACAAGACCCTAACCTTGACGAAATTCAAAGTATGGATAAGTTTATAGCACACCAAGGCGAGGTGCTTAAGATGAGAGAGCAATACGTTGAGTACGCTAATCATCCCCAAGCAGAAACGTTAAGTAAGAGGTTAAGCGTATTAGAGGATAGTGCGGTTGCATTTACTTGGATTTATACGATGATGATGTCTTATAAGCGAGAAGCGGTCTTAGCCAGGGCGAACGAGTTTGAGATGGCTAATGCGGTGATTGAGTTGAAGGAAGAATTAAACATACTAAATAAACTCAATAGCGATGACTAAAAAAGAATACGAAGTATTAGACAGGTGGGCGGATCGTTACGATGTAACCTACAAGCCAACGGATAGCGATAAATCGTTTTGGGATTTCACTTACAAGCGAAACGATAAGAAGTATTATTGTGAGATGAAGCAACGTAACTTCACCTTGGACTATGCGATTGAGAAGTACACCGAGGGGTTATTGCTAGAAGCTCACAAGTACGAACGCATCTTACGCAGGACCAAGAACGAGAAGTCCGCACAAGGTCTTTACTTTAACTTTTTTAGTGACGATAAGGCTTTAGTATTTAACCTTAACAAGATTAAAATAGATAAGTGGATGTGGCGAACGATGCCTGAAACTACTGATTTTACAAAAAGAAAATTTGTTTACAAATATGTTACGTTTCTTGACTATGATAAAGGAAAATTGTTTTATATTTGAGTATTCTGCTATTCTTTCATCATTATAGCGTTTTTAGTTTCTAGGTGAAAAAGGGTTTAATCTTAATTGGTTATTCCCTTTTTTTTATTTACATTTGTTGAAACTAAAAACTAAAAGTTATGAATGAAGAGATTGCAAGATTATTAAAGCAGAACGCATCTAACGTAGCCAATTCGGGTACAGGTAGCCGATTAGACATAGGCGATGATAAGGCGGTAGCTAGAGCCTGGAGCTTAATACAAAAGAAGATTAAAGCTATCGACCCTGACTTTTACGAAATAATTAAGGAAAGATGAAGATAACTAACGAAGATAATATGGAGCTTATGGCTCGTTACGAGGACAACCATTTTGATTTAGCTATTGTTGACCCTCCTTATGGGATTGGATGGGATGGAGATAACTTAGAAGATTATAATTCAACAACTTGTGATAGTTGGAAAGGAAGAAAGCCTAAAGGTTATAAAAAAAAATATTGGGATAATGAAATCCCAAATAAAGAATATTTTAAAGAATTATTTAGAGTAAGCAAAAATCAAATTATTTGGGGAGGAAATTATTTTGGGTTAAAACCTACGGGAGGATGGATTGTTTGGGATAAAGGCGTTGGGATGCCAACTTTTTCAGATGGGGAAATGGCTTGGCAAACATTAACTAATTCAATGAAAATAGTTAAAATGCTTTGGGCAGGTTATAGAAAATGCGAAGAAACAAACAGAATACACCCAACTCAAAAGCCTGTTAAACTTTACGAATGGCTATTAATGAACTATGCAAAAGAAGGAGATAAAATACTTGATACGCATTTAGGTAGTGGCTCAATAGCTATTGCTTGTCATAATTTAGGATATGATTTAACTGCTTGTGAATTAGATAAAGAGTATTACGATGCAGCTATAAAGAGAATTAATCAGCATAAAGCACAACTAAGGTTAATATGAGCAAGATAGAAAATATAGTTTGTACTAAGATTACGCAACGTGCTGCGTTAGGTAAGAAGAAGTATGGTACTACGATGGAGCGAGTTGATTTAAGTAGCTTAGAATGGCTTATACACGCTCAAGAAGAGGCTATGGATTTGGCTATATACCTTGAAAA